ACAGGAAGCAGTTAAATTCTTTTCATTATCAAAAATGCTACCAGTAGATCAATTTCAAATTTTATTTGGAGTAAAACAATTTACTTATGAAGAAAGTAATCAGGGAAGTAATAAACAATTACTTACAGACTAATATAAGAATTTCTGAAAAAGGTATAGCTCAAGATGTTATGGAAAAGAAACTCTTTATTGAATCTATACTTCTACTTAAAGAAATAGAAGATAGAAAGGACTTTATGGAGTCTGAGCTTGGAGTTGACTTAACTGTATATGAAGAAAAATTTCTACAAGTAATAGAAAATCTTTTTAGAATAACATACAACAAAGAGCAAATGGACTTAATTCAATATTACCTATATCAAATACCTTTAGTGGAAGATTATGAAGGTAAAATAGATCTTTCAGATGGTAAGAATATAGTTACAGTTAATTTTGATACTCCAGAAGATGTCTATAATGTTGTAACTTCTTTGAAAAAACCTCAAAAAAAGTTTGGAAGAAAGAATTAAAGTTCTTATATTTAGTTATAATTAATAAGATAAATAAGTTATGAAATTAGAAAAAATTAAATGCTCAAGATGTCAAGGCGATATGCCTAAATTAAGATTGGATCAATACGGTTATGACTTCTGTATTAATTGTTCAGATGTTAAACCAAAAGTTGGTCGTATTAGAGTTGTAGGTGAAGGAGACTATACAGCTACTGAGTTAGATGTACTAGATCAAGACACGGCTAGAAGACTACAAGAGATGGAAAATACTTCAAGAGGGGTAAGAAATATTCCTTTAGAAATCTTAAACTATGATGAAGATGAAATAGCAGATGATGCTACAGCTTTAGAGGCTGTTGTAGATAAAGTTATTGAAGATGATCTAGAGGCTATAATTGAAGATGAAGATTTAGAAGAAGATTTAATTGACATTGATGAAGTTGAGCTAGAAGACGAAGACGAATAATGCCAAAAGCAAAATTTATATCTAAGGAAGATTGCTTAAGAGCAATGGATAATACAAGAAGTAACCGAGGAGCAGCTCGGTTTCTTCGTTGTAGCTTTGTACATTATAAAAAATATGCAAAAACATATACTAATGACGAAGGTATATCTCTATGGGAGGTTCATAAAAATCCTGCTGGAAAAGGTATTCCTAAGTATTTACCTAATAAAGGTAAACAAGCACCTCTTAAAGAACTAATAGAAGGTAAGATCTCTGTTGCTAGTTTTGAACCAGCTAAGATTAAACAAAGGTTAATTTTTGAAGGTTACTTAAAAGAGGAATGTAGTAAATGTGGCTTTCATGAAGAAAGATTAGTTGATCATAAAATACCTTTAATACTTCAGTTTAAAGATAGAAACAAAGTAAACTATGAGCTTACAAATATAGAGCTTATGTGTTATAATTGCTCCTTTCTATATTCAATATCGCCAATCTCAGATAAACAAGTAGCAGCAGCAGAGGATTCTGTAGAGAAATTAGTAGTTGATTTTGATTGGGAGATAGATGATGCAATGAAAGAGCATTTACAATCTCTTGGCTTATGGAAAGAAGAGGTAAAGCCAGGTTCTGAGTATATATCAGAAGAGTATAAAGGTAATGTATAAGAATAAAAATAAAACTAGAGAGAGACAAGTTGCTGATAAATTAGTTAAGCAACATGAGACAAATGAAAGATTGAAAGAGAAAACTATTTCAAATAATTTTTGGAAGTTATTTAAAAAATAGTTGCTTTTTTCAATCTTTGTTCTTATATTTAGTTATCAAAAAAAAATAGTTATGGAAAAAACAGGACACACAGTCAAAAAATTATACGACTTTAATACATCAGGGGTATTAGAAGTTTGTATTAAAGGTAATTGGTATAGGGTAACTTCCAATGAATTTAGATCATTTGATGGAGATAGAAGAATAACTGAGCCAATTAAGCAGCCAGGATTAGGAGAAAGTTTTGAAAATGTTCCTATGAAAACTTATGAGTATAATGGACCTGTATATGTTTTATTAACAAATCAGGAAGTGGTTAAAATGAATACAGAAACTATAGTAACTAATCCATTTATGCCAAAAGTAGGAAAACCTTTACCAAATAGTAGTAGAATATGAAACGATTACAAATTAGTTCCTTAGAGGAATTAGAAGCAATGTTTAGAGAGAAGTCTGTTGATATGACAGATTCAATTAAGAGTAGCATTCAAGAGGCTTATACTAGTAAAAAGAAAACAGCTTTACTTTTTGAAATTGAAATTGAAGGAGTAGATCATGCTTTTGAAATATCAATAACAAGAAAAGAATGGATCATAGCATTGGAGAATTGCTTACGTCATTATGAAGAATGGGAACATGGTGATGATGCTTTAGATACTTATTTATTAATTAAAAGTTTAAAAGATGAACAAATTAGTTAGTGTATTTACATGTGATATTACTGGGATTAAAACAACTTATACTTATAGAGGCAGTAGTATTGTATCGGGAATTGAAAAAGCAGAGTATGATTATCCAAAAGAATACTTAGATCAATTTAATAAAGAAGAAAAACGTACTAAAAATCTTCCTAAAACAAAACAAATGTACTTTAATCCCAAAACAGGAAGAGAAGTTAGTTACTTTCGTGCAAAGACTCTAGGATTAATTAAGTAAAAGTTGTTTTTTCAAAAAGTTTTTATTATATTTAGAGATAAAAGTAAGAGAAATGAAAAAAGTTATCATAAGTTTACACGGATTTAATTCAGGTCCAGGAGATAAAGCAGAAGAGTTGCAAAAACACTTTCCAGATTGTGAAGTAATTGCTCCTCAGTTACCTTATGATCCATTACAGGCAGTTGAATTGATTAAAAGTATCGTTGATAAACATATTGATAGCGATATACATATTGTTGGAACATCGTTAGGAGCATTTTATGCAATGTACATAAGTACGGTTTATAGTACTTTTGATAATATAAACTACTACCTACTTAATATTTCGTTTGAACCACATATTACTTTACGTAGATATGAAGGTAAGACTATTAGTAACTATAAGACACAAGAGAAGTTTGAGACTACACCTCTATTCTTTGAACAATTAAAAGCTCTATATATCCCTATTAAGAAAGGATATAGTTCAAATTGCATCTACTCATCAGACTATTTTATAGGAACTGAGGATGAGGTAGTAGACTTTACAAACTTTGTAAACTTCCTAAAATCTTTTGAGGTACCTTACAGATTACACTACTCAAAGCAAGATCATAGATTTAGTGATTTGACTGATGTAGTTAAAGCAATTAGACATAATAGTATACTATTTATATAAAAGTATTATACAAATGAATGAACTATCACTTACCAACTTATTATTAGAGAGATTTGTTAATCTACATACTCCTGAGGAGATGTCAAAATACATTGATGTCATTTGGGATATACTTGAAAAAAGCTATGCAGAAATTGGAGGATTCAAATCTGCAAAAGATAAGCAAGACCTTATAAGAAAATCTGGATTAACTAAGTTGGTTGTTAAGGATGGTAGGGTAGTTGCTGTTAAGATTTACAAAGATGAGCTAGGTAGAAAATCTATTGCAGGAGGTACTGATGGTAGTGAGGAAGGTAAGAAGTGGTTTATGAAGATATGTGAGGAGGATGTTAAGTTAAACAGAGCATGGGGTAAAGTATCAGGAAAGATGGAACACATTATGCTTAAAAAAGGATCAGTACCAATTCCAAGTTCAATGGCTGCTAAAATATTAGGTAAGCCAATTATCAGCTATGATCCAGATGGATATCACTACACAAGAGAGATTATGGGAGAACCCCATACAAAGATTATGGTAGGTGATATCAATAAATTACTCCTTGCTTTAGAAGGTGGTATCTAATTTTTTTTAAAAAAACTCACTATTTATATTAAATAAGAGTACTGCGACTACTCAATAAAAACATTACGGAGATTTTAGAAGAACACCTTGTCGCAGAGGGTTTATTCTAATTTCTCCTTTTTTATTTAATATGATAGGAATTTATAAAATTACAAATCCTAAAGGAAGAATTTATATTGGACAAGCTGTAAATATAGAAAAAAGACAAAGCACTTATAGAAATCTTCGATGTAAAGGTCAACCAAGGTTATATAACTCTTTAACAAGATATGGCTTTGATCAACACATTTTTGAAGTTGTAGAAGAATGTGCTGAGGAGAATCTAAATGTAAAAGAAAGATATTGGCAAGATTTTTATAAT